CCCTGTGCAGGTTGCCCTAACAAAGCAAAGTGTAAAGCTATGGGCAAGTGTATGAAGAAAGGTAAGTAATGGCTGAGCCAAAGAACAAAGCACTGTACGCTCGTGTAAAGGCTGAGGCTAAAAAGAAGTATAAGGTGTGGCCTTCAGCATACGCATCAGGATGGCTCACAAAGGAGTACAAGAAGCGTGGCGGGACGTACAAGTAAAAAGCCTTCTGGTGGACTAACTAAGTGGTTCAAAGAAGACTGGGTTGACCTGAAGACAGGTAAGGCGTGTGGGCGTAAGAGTGCTAAGGATAGTAAGAGACCATACCCTTCTTGTCGTCCTAAAGCAGTTGCACAGAAGATGACAGCGGCTGAAAAGAAGAGTAGCATTAAGCGTAAGACATCTAGTAAGCCTATCAAGCATAAAGTCACAGCATCAGGTAAGAGACGCAAATGAGTATTCGTAAAACCTACGGCAAGGTACTAACAGGTACATCACAGACTGTATACACAGTACCGCAAGGTAAGCGTACTCAGTGGGTGTTGATGTACATTACCAACACTAGCGGCTCTAACGGCACTGTGGAAGTAGACTACTACAACGCAGAGCAAGACACTACCTTCTCTGTACTTGAAGGCTACACGGTAACAGCTAAAGAGTTCTTTCAAATTGGTGGTGAGATTAATGCTTTCATTATGATGCAAGAAGGCGACAGTATCTCTGCATTTGCTACACAACAGATGACGATGCTTGTGTCGTTGATTGAAGAAAACAACATTATCCAAGGGGGTTAAGATGGATAACAAGAAAGATAAGAAGATGAAATGTACTACAACAAAAGATGGTGTAAAGATTTGTTTTGATTCTAGTAACCCTCCAAAGGCAGAGACTTCAATTAGTTCTGAGGGTCAATACAAAAATGCTATTGAAGATGATAGCAACTGGAAGCGGTTATCAAGTATGCCCAAAGGTAGGAGATACTAATGCCAAAGTCTAAAGATCCGAAGCTAGCTCGTGCAGGTGTAAGCGGCTACAACAAGCCTAAGCGTACTCCGGGCGGTAGTAAGAAGTTTGTTGTTGTGGCTAAAGAAGGCGACAAAACAAAGACTATCCGCTTCGGTGATCCTAACATGACAATTAAGAAAGATCAACCTGCAAGACGCAAGAGCTTCCGTGCTCGTCATAAGTGTGACACCAATCCTCCTAGTAAACTGACAGCACGTTATTGGTCTTGTAAGAAGTGGTGAGATAATGGAAGAAGAACTGGGAATGTTAAACGTACCTGCTGAAGTTGAAGAGCAAGGGCGTGGTGCAGATACAGAAGTAGGCTTCATTGAAGTTGGATCTATTGTTATTCCTGAGCCTATTGCTACAGATCCTGATCTTGCTGAAATGTTTGATAGCCTTAAAAATGCTATTGAAATGCAGGGGCAGAATCCTGAGCAGTTTACTGTTAGACCTGAAAACACTCTGTATGCTTACAGTCAAGACAATGCTATCCCTGCTCACTTAACTAATGGTGAGTTTGTTATTCCTGTTCAGGTAGTTAATGTTGTCCCAAACTTACAAGAGCAACTGACAGAGTTGTTTACTGTAGGTGAGCTTAATATCAATCAATACACAGTAGGACACCCAGACAACAGTATCAACCCTACGACAGGCTACCCTGAATTCTTTATTAAAAAAGTATGGAATGCAGTAACAACCGCAGTTAAAGATGTAGGTAAGGCGGTTAAAAAGGGTGTAGACGGTGTTGTTGACTTTACTGAAAACTTTGTTAAGGCGTTAGGCCAAGGCGCAGAAGATTTATTTAAAGGTGACATTGACGCTGTACTTAAAAACCCTGCTGTCATTGCTACGGCTTCTTTTTTTGTTCCGCAATATGCCGCTTACATTCAACTTGGTAGTAAGGCCGCTACAGGTCAAAAGATTACAACATCTGATCTAGTCTCAGCAGGTTTTAGTGCTACGACAGATTTTACTAAAGTTAAGATTGACCCAAATGTAACTAAAGCTGTAACTACTGCGGCACAGATTGCTGATGGGGCTGATCCTGTACAAACTTTAGTAGGAGCTTACGGACAAAACTTTGCTAAAGATTTACAACTTGATACTCGTGTGCAGAGTGCGCTTGATGATGTTGTTGGTAGTGAGTTTGCTCAAAAGATTACTAACAACTTTGACATCAACAAAGCCGCCGCAGACTTTGCCGCAGGTAACTCAACACAACGTATCTTGGCTAACCAGTTTGGTGATGATGTTGTAAACTACTTAGGAGCAGAGTCTCCAACAGAACGAGCATTTGGATTTGCAGGTATTGAATCTATCTTGCAAAAGTCTGAAGGTGCTAGCGATCAAGATGCGTTAATTGCGGGTGCTCGTACATACTATGATCAAGGTGGAGCACTACCTGACTTAAACGTAGTTGGCGGTCTTGCAAATATTAATGTACCTGAGATTGACTTTGGTGACACAGGATTTATTAAAGACTTGTACGCAGGGACAATTGGTAAACTTCCAGACTTTGACGTTGACGTACCTGACCTTGGGTTTATTGAAGACTACGTTAAACAGTACTCACCACAGTTTAAAGGTAAGTTAGATTTTAAAGGACTTGACTTAAACATTGCAGATGTATTAAAGACAGATCTTAATCTCAGAGACTTTGATCTTTCGGGTGTAGATGTTGCTTTTGATACTCCCGACATTGATTTACCTGATTTTGATTTACCAAGTTTTAATCTTGGGTTACCTCAACCAGAACCTCGTGAGCCCGTACAGATTGACCCAACAATGATAGCAAGCCGTCAAGCCGCACAACAGGAAACACCAGAGGATCAACTAGACATTGCTCAGTTGTTGCTCTCAGATTTTTCTTTAAAGAATCCTTTGTTAAGGTCTTGACTTTTAGTAAAATCTATGGTATAATATATTCTCTTAAGTAGGAAACGCAAATGACATATCTTCAACTTATTAACTCAGTCCTTAGACGCTTGAGAGAAGATGAAGTCACAACAGTAAACGAGAGTGACTACTCAAGACTCGTTGGAGATTTCGTCAACGATGCTCTACAGTCTGTTGAGAACGCAAGTGACTGGACTGCTTTACGTACAACGTTTAACATTACGACTGTTGCGGGAACTCCTACGTACTCGTTGACAGACTTCGGCACTCGTTCAAAGATCCTCTACGTACACAACGAGACAACCAATCAAGTTATAAATCAAAAGTCACTTCAGCGTATCAATCAACTTAACTTAGGTACTGACAACGCACAGGGAACTGTACAGTACTTTGCGATTGATGGTGTTGATGGTAACGGGGACTCTCGTATGCGATTGTACCAGACTCCTAACGCTGTTAACACTATCTCTGTGTATGCTGTGAAGCGTGATCAGGTTCTTGTTGAGGATACTGACGCAACTGTTATTCCAACACAACCAATCATTCAATTAGCTTTTGCGTATGCTCTTCGTGAGCGTGGTGAAACAGGTGGTCAGTCAGCGGCAGAGCAGTTAATCTTTGCACAAGAAGACCTACGTAATGCTATTGCATTCGACGCAAATCTCAATCCTGAAGAGTTGATCTGGTACTCATAATGGCAAAGCCTCTACAAAGTATTGCAATTCAAGCTCCGGGATTCTTTGGGTTAAACACTCAAGACTCTCCTACGTCACTGCCTGAACAGTTTGCGTTAGTTGCAGAGAATTGTGTAATTGACCAGTTTGGTCGTATCGGTGCTCGTAAGGGTTGGACATACCTGACTGAAACAGACACAGACAGTATTGTACACATCTCGGAGTTTGTAGACTCTGATGGTACGACAGAAGTAATTAGTGCTTCAGCGTCTGCGGTGTACAAAGGAACTACAACACTTACTGACATTACTCCTGCAGGCTACACCGTAAGCGATGGCTTGTTTGATGCCGCAACACTAAACGGTGTACATTACTTGTTCCGCAAGGGTAGTAAACCTATTTATTATGATGGGACCACTTGCGATGAGATTGAAGACAACGCAGGCTACAGCGGTACTGTTCCTCAAGCAGACGTAGTACAGGCAGGATTCGGTAGACTCTGGGTTGCCAATACATCAACAGACAACACTACTGTGTACTGGTCAGATCTCCTCACTGGATTCAAGTGGGACACAGGTAGTTCAGGTAGTATTGATGTATCTAAGGTATGGCCTGACGGTGCTGATGAAATCACGGCACTAGGTATACACAACAACCTTTTGTTTATCTTTGGTAAGCGTCAGATCTTAATCTATCAAGGCGCAACAGATCCGGCTACGATGTCTCTTACAGATACTATTGTTGGTGTTGGTTGTATTGCTCGTGATTCTGTGCAAACTACAGGTACAGATATTGTGTTCTTGTCAGACTCTGGTGTACGTAGTCTTAATCGTACTATTCAAGAAAAGTCTGCACCTATGCGTGACATCAGTAAGAATGTACGGACAGAGTTAACAACCTACGTACAAAACGAATCAGGAAATATCTTTAGTGTGTACTCACCTGAAGAAGCATTTTATCTTTTGCATCTTCCTGAAACAGCAATTACGTATTGCTTTGACATGCGTACACCACTTGAAGATGGTAGCCATAGAGCAACTATTTGGGACACTATTGTCCCACAAGCACTGCACCGCACTCGTGCAGGTCAATTATTACTTGGTAAACTTCAAGGTATTGCATTGTATGATGGTTTTACTGACAACGGTAATGACTATCAGATGTCGTACTTTACCAACTACATTGACTTCGGTGCTCCATCAAATCTCAAGCTACTAAAGAATTTGAAGATCACCGTCATCGGTGGTAGCGCAACAGACGTTACACTTAACTGGGGTTATGATTACTCTTATGCATACAAGAAGCGTCGATTCACTTTGTCAACACAGGTGATTGCTGAGTATAACATTGCAGAGTACAACATCGGTGAGTTTAACGCAGGTGTCTTGGTAAACCGTCCTACAGTGAATGCAAGTGGTGGCGGTCAAGTTGTGCAACTGGGAATTGAGGCGCAAGTATCTGGTGCGCCAGTATCTATTCAGCGCATGACAGCGCAAGCGATTGTAGGAAGGACTATCTAATGGCTAATTATACAAAGACAACAAACTTTGCAGTGAAGGATACATTAGCATCCGGTAACCCTGCAAAGATTATTAAAGGTTCAGAGATTGATGCTGAATACACAGCTATTCAAACTGCTGTAGCAACTAAAGCTGACTCTGCATCCCCCACATTTACTGGAACGTTAACTGCTTCTGCCGCTACAATCACAGGCACATTGACAGCAGGTACGATTGACGGAGGAACATACTAATGTCATTGCTTGACGATATTGGCAACTTCTTTAGTGGGGGTTCTACTGCAGGTAATCTTGCAGGAGGTGCTCTTTCAGGTCTTGGGTTGCAACAGGCTATTGAAAATGTAGGTGACATTCGTGCCGGAATCCAATCTCAGGCTAGCGACTACGCTACTCGTGGTGGTCAAGCGGCGGCGTTTCAGCCGTTTACTGTAACCACTCGTGCAGGTACTGCCAGTGTTGGCCCTCAAGGTGGATTAACAACTTCACCAGAACAAACTGCGCTGTCTAATTTGTTAACACAAAGAGCAGGTACTCTTGCGGGACAAACTGCACCACAGACTACAGCGTTTGGCGACATCTCGCAAGAAGCACTGGCGCAGTCTCTTGGATTGTTAGGACAAGGTACACCGACAGCACAGTCGTTATTCCAACAAATGCAAGCGGCATCTGCACCAGAGCAGGAGCGTCAGCGTATTGCGCTAGAGAATCGACTAGCGGCACAGGGTCGTCTGGGTACTCAGACAACGGCTTACGGTGGTACTCCTGAAGCACTGGCTTTAGAGAAAGCTATCCAAGAACAGCAAGCACAGAACTTATTAAGTGCTCAAACTCTTGCGCCTCAGTTAGCACAACAGCAGACTGCTCTTGCGACTGGATTGTTTGGTCTTGGTTCGCAAGCGGCGGCTCAACCTACTGCGATGGAAGCGGCAAACCTTCAGAACATTCAAGCATTGTTGGGTACTTCCTTCTTGCCTGAACAGCAACTCCTTAGCTCACTGTCTCCTGCACTGCAAGCGGCTCAGTTGGCTCAGACAGGACGTGCATCAGAAGCACAGTTGCTCGGTCAGCTTGGGCCATCAGTACTTGAGTCAATGTACAAGACTGGTGAGACTGAAGCAACTCTTCAGCAAGCTCAGATCAATGCGGTACTGGAAGCGTTGGGTATTCAGAGTGCTCAGCCTGCTCCTGCGCCAGTGTTTAATATTACTACACCAGTACAGGTAGGGTGATGACATGTCAGAAAACCTTTTAGCACAGTTACTTTCTCCAACGCTTGCTAGAGCCGCTGAACAACAGCGGTTACAGGGACAAGTGTTAGCAACTGCAGGTGCTCGTAACCCTTTACTTGCGGAAGCAGGACGTACTGCAAACATCATGCGTGGATCATTAGGCGGTTTGTTTGGTACTGACTTACGCAGTCCTATGGAGCGTATTTCAGAGCAAGCAAAAGCGATTCAAGACAATCCTAATCTTAATGAAGATCAAAAGATTCAAGCAATGAAACAACTTGATCCGGGCTTAGGTGCGGCGTATGAGCAACAGGTACTTACATCACGTAAAACACGTAAAGATCTGGAAGATCCGGGCTACACAGTTAAAGATGTAATTGTAGGTAATGTAAAAGATCCTATCACAGGCATGACTCGCTCTATCAAGCGCACTGCAATTCTTGATAAAAACGGCAACGTTATTCGTTACATTGGTCCTGCTGAAAATACAGAAGCAGAAATTACAGATAACGAAGAAGTTCCAAGCGAAGAACCTCAAGGTAACCGTGAAGCAGTAATCCAAGACTTAGCATCAAGACTCGATGCCGCTAAGAAAGATAACAGTGCGGTGCGTTTACCTGACGGACGAGTAGTGCGTTGGAACCCAGAAAAGAATAGCTTTGAGTATGTAAACATAGAAGCTCCAGATGTTGGTGGAGACTTAGGAGTTAGCCCTTAATGGATACGCAAGACATTTTGAAGCAGTTTACTCAAGATGTCGAAGAATCCAAATCTCCTGAATTTTCTGAAGAAGCATTGCAGATTGCTGAAGAGCAAGCAAGGTATCTTGAAGAAGAAGAGACTGGTTTCTTACGACAGGCTGAGTATGCAGGCGCAGGTACAATGTTGGGCCTTGCTCAGATTGCAGAGCGTCTGGGTATTCCACTTACGGTAGACAATGAAGCAATTTTACGTGCTCGTTTGCAAGCAGACTTAGCGGCAGAGTCAGATCCTGCTACAGGCTTTGCAGGTACTGTTGCGGGTACTGCTCTGGAGCTACTTGGTAGCCCGCTAACAGCACTAGGTCGTCTAGGTGGTCAATCACTACTGAGACAGGGTGCTGTTGTTGGCGGTGCTTCAGGTGCTTTAGAGCCTGTATTGACAGAAGAAGATGATCGTCTATTCAACACACTGGTTGGTACTGGTTTAGGTGCAGGATTAGGTGGTGCATTAGGTGCATTAACTCGCCGCAGTCAGAACGCTCAAGACAATGTACAAGAACAACTACAGCAACTTGAAGATTTAGCCAAGCCTCGCATCCGATTAAAGACAGCAACAGAACGTGCTGAAACTCCTCCGACTCCTGCGGCTCCTGCAGGGCCTAAGCCACGTATTCGTGTACGAGAGACACGCCCTGATGGTACGCAAGTAGTAGATGTGTTGGGTGATGTACCTGCCGCACCTAAGTTACCTAAAGCACTCGCAGGAGCTACCCCTCGTTACAGCCGTGCGAACATCAAGTTCAACAATGACCTCGAAAAAGCAATGTATATTGTAGGTCGCAGTGATACAAAGTCTGCAAGTCATGATGACTATCTTGAGTTTATTCGCAAAGCAACAGGACTAAATACAAACGAGGCCCAAGCGGTTTCTCGCCGTGTTCGTGACGACATTGCAAAAGATCTGAAAAGACAATCTATTGAGCGTGGCGCAAAAGGTGAGACTCCGGACGAACTTACTCCTACACTTTCTGAATCACTAGAACCTATTGTTCGTAGGCAACAAGAACGTCCAGTTATTGAGACTCGTGAGATTCCTCCTACACCTCCTCAGCCTACTCAGGTTCCTGCGGGCAAACCACGCATTCGTGTTCGTCCTAAGACTGCACAGCGTAGCACACCCGTTACAGATATTCTTGAAAGACAGGCCGAAGGCGGCTCAGCAGGTGCGGCTCGCACCAGTCCTGTTCAGTTGCGTGGAGAACGAGACTTCACACCAGAAGAAATGGCTCGATTTGGTGCAGAAGGGGTGGGACCACGTACTCGCACAGATGTGAGAGGTAGAACAACTCCTCAAGCAACCCCTGAGTATGGTGTCTTTCCCGGCCCCGGAAGAGATCTAGCGTCACGAGCATTACAAGCATTAAACTCTTTGCGTTATGGTCAAAACGTAGCACGGGGTAGAGGCGCAACAAGAGGCTCTGGTACACGTAGAGCGATGGCAAGTGCGGCGGCGAAGACTCGTCAACAAGTTGCAGAAGCCGGAGACACTATGTATGACTTCATCATGCGTACTCCTAACCCAACAGCAGATGACATTGTTGCGTCTGCCCCACTACAGCGTGAGATGCAGTTACGTATTGGTGAGTTAGGTGAAGCGTATGAAGGGCTTGTCAGGCAGTATGGTTCTGTTGATAAGATTCCCGCAGATGAAGTACGTGATTTACTCAATGAGTTACTCCCGAGCATGATGGTGCTACGTAAGGTACGTGGTGAATTGACAGCGGCTTCAGATAAGCTGAATGCGGCACGGTTTGTGAAAGATGCACTCAAGCGTGATGAGGCTATCCGTCAACTATTTGGAACAAGGTGTTATTAATGGCTAAGGGTTTAAGCGAAGTCTGTGCAGGCACACTCAACTACTTCATGAAAGGCTTGAACATGGCTAAAAGAGCCGGAGCAGAGAAGCAGTACATTGAGATGATTGCCAAAGGTGCAGTCAAAGAAAAAGGATTTGCAAAGCTAGCGATTGATGGCACTGCAGAAGTCTCAGTCAATGGATTGTTGTCTGGTACAGGTACTGCATTGATTAACGTCATCTCTGGTGTTGTGCAAGCTGTGCTTATGCCTACAGTACGTCTTACTCAGGGGTTGATTACAGCAGATGCAAAGGTCATGGGCGAAGCATTGTCAATGTTTGGCGGTGCTATCCAAGGCTTCCAAGACTTCATCCCTCACATGGCTCGTGGTTGGGCTAAGGGTATGCCACTCGACTTGGATGTAACTGATCCTCGTAACCTAGGCATGAATAAGAAAGAGTATCGTGAGTTTCTCATGAACATGGGTATTGACGAGAATGCGTCTCCTGAGAAAAT